GTTGATCGTGTCCCACAATACTTTAAGGATCCACGCAGCCATAGCACCAATTACCGATACAACAATGTTAAATAGCTGCTGTGTTTCCATTTAAACCTCACGGGTTGGTAGGCCACTGAATAGAAAACGGGTCTGCTTGCTTGGTAATGTCACGCAATTCTTGACGGTACGTCGCCCACGCAGCCTTGTCACCAGGGGCATCTGCCACCTGCGTCCAATCGCTGTCCTTGAGCATCTGGTTGCGCTGAGTACGGATTACCTGCCACTGAGTAGCTTTGCGCTGCGCTAGGTCTTCTTCCGTCATGGGAGCAACGTCAACGGTGTAGACCTGGCCGTCAATCAAATGAGGAGTAGCAGGAACTAGCTTTTCCGTTGCGTGGTCGTAAGACTTCCATAAGCAAACAGGGTAGAACCCACATTCACGAACGTACTCAAGAGTAGGGCCGGTAGAACCAAAATTTTGGAACGGAAACCACTCTGAACTGTCTTTGACAACCAGATTGATGTTTGCAAGTAACATTTTTTAATCCTTACTGAACAGGGAATGATGCGGTTGGCGTGGTGATGGTGCGGGCGTATTTAGTAATGCGAACGTCTTGTAGATACCCGTTCAATGCGCTGCTACCAATTCGGTCTGCGCCAACATACAGTGTGTTTGTTTGATTGAAATTGTCTGTTACAGCTCCGCCACTGGTGGCTTCAAGAGAACCGTTCAAATATAGCTTTAAGTTTCCAGTAGCACTACCAGAACGCACAACAGCAAAGTAATACCAAGTGCCGGTTGACAGTGACGTTGATCCGGTAAGGCTTGATGCCGTATAACTGAACTGAAGTTTGTTCAAAGCAGTTACGTTTACGGACCATCCGGTTGTAGCAGTGCCTTTGCTCAAAATGCCGTAAGCAACACTGACCGAAGATAGGTAGACCCAACCTTCAATCGTAAAATCACCCGTACCAAGCTGAAGTTGAGGGCCGTCAACTGCCGTCAACCAGTCTCCAGTACCGTCGTATTTCATGCTCGTAGGCGACCATTTGTATTGCGTGGTACTAGCCTGAGCATCTCCAACCGTCGTCACTACGTTCTGCGCGGCGGCGTCGTAGATTCCTGCGTTGGTCATGTTGAGCAGGAGGCTGGTGTTTGTAATGTTTGTTACTGGCGCGGTAGGTGGCGTGAATGCTGTGGTATAGACTGCTGTGCCGTTTACCATTCTGAAATTGGAAACATACCCGTTAAAATAAGTCAGTGAATTGTTTGCCGCAGCTACTGTAACCGGGGCGCTAGACGCAAATAAAGACGCTGAACTAGTGGTAGTTGTTCCTGCAACCCCATTTAAATACGGGGTAAATACGTTTCCGTTTCTTACAAGAGCAACGTGATACCAATTTCCTACGCTTATGCTACCAATTGATACTTGGTTAGCAATGTTCCAAGTTACTCCAGTTGAGCTTAAATAATAATTTAAACTGCCGCTTGATGCAGTGTAAATTAACCAATCACCAGCGGCGGTAGTAACGTGACTTCCTGCAACCGTTTGAGCAGAGGCAACGCTGTTGAAATAGACCCAAAACTCAATAGTGAAATTGTTTGTACCCAGCAAAAACGCGGACTGACGCGCGGCACTTATGCTATCCGTACTACCATTAAAGTACCCGCTCCCACCATACAGCGCAGTGGTGTACGATGCCGCCGGGGAGAACGGCTGGAATGCTTGGACTTGTGGGGTGCCGTTACCTACCGTAATCGTGAGTGGGCTGGCGCTGTTGTCTTTGAATTGGTTTGACTGGCAAGTTAGAAGAACGGTATTGGTAACAGCGGTAAGCGGAGTCGTAGGCGGGGTGAATGAAGTTGGATAAAGTCCAGTACCTTTTACAATCCGCAGGTTAGATAAGTATCCGTTTAAAAAGTTGGAAGCAACGTCCGACCCAATATTGACGTTAGATTGCCCCCAGTTGTTTGAGTCTGCGCTGGTTGAAGCGCCTATAGCTCCGTTAACAAAAATTTTGCTGTTGGTCCCTGTCCTAGATATGGCGATGTGCGTCCAAGTATTTAAAGGAGCGACAATTGAACTAGCCAATACGTTCCCAGCAACGCCGTAACTTGCATAAGCAAAATAACCAGAGTTATCGCAATATATCAACATATTGCCCACAACAGGCCATGCAATAGTTCGGTTGTTTGTTGCAGAGCGCAAATAAACCCAAAACTCAATCGTAAAATCGTTAAGCCCCATAGCTAACGATGCGGTACTTGCTATGCTTAAATTGCTACTACCATTAAAATAATTACTCCACTGCCCATTCGGCCAATACGGAGTCGAGCTGCCCTGCGTTGGGGTTCCGTTGCGGGTGATTGTGAATGTGTTGCTGCTGGAATCTAAAAACGTATTGTTCTGCTGACCGTTTGTGCTGGTCGTCTCCAACAACAAGGGAACGTAAGGAAAGTAAGTGTCTTGAACAATTGCTTGCGGCGTCACGCTGTTACTGGCCGCACTAGCCGCACCCGTGCCGATGCTGTTAGTAGCGGTCACCGTAAACGTGTATGCCGTGCCGTTGGTCAGGCCAGACACGGTGATAGGAGAAGAAGACCCGGTTCCAGTAATTCCACCAGGGCTAGACGTAGCCGTGTAGCTCGTAATAGCAGGCCCACCAGTTACGGCAGGGGCAGTAAACGAAACCGCAGCCTGGGCATTGCCAGCCGTAGCTGTGCCAATCGTAGGAGCGCCGGGAACCGTACCGGCAATCGTAGCCGTGGCTACAGAATTAGCAGTGGCATTGCCTGCTGAGTTACTAGCAATGACAATACACTTGATCGTGTTGTTGTAATCAGCATCTACAAGCGGGTACGTTGCTGACGTAGCACCGCCGATGTTACTAGCACCACGCACCCATTGATAGGCATACGTTGGCGCTGGATACCCGTTCCAACCACCAGTCGTCGAGGACAGCGTCTGCCCAACCGTAGTCGTGCCAGACACGACAGGCAACGAATAGTTTGACGGAGCGATTGGAGTTAGATTTGCAGCGGCCCAAGAAAGAGTTCCCGAGCCGTTGGTGATCAAAAAATTACCAGAAGCGCCGTCTGTACTTGGCAATGTCCAAGTCACATTGGCCGGGATGATTGCTGGAGCGTTGAACCCAACGTAGTTGGTAACTCCGTTAGATAGTTTAAGCCTTCCGCTAGAACCTATCTGTACGTTACCGCCGTCCCAAGTAAGGTTGGCAGATCCACCAAAAGATCCAGAACTGTTGAACTGAATCTGGGTGTTAGCGCCCCCAGGAGTGCCGTTGCCCCCTCCAGACACGGCAGCATTACTAACCCATACGCCACCAATACTTGTTAAGACGTTGCCTGTTGTACCGGGAGCAATAAAACTAATGTTGGGAGTGGCCCCACCGCTAGAAATTACTGGAGAAGTTGCAGTGACGTTAGACACGCCGCCACCGCCGCCTCCACCACCAGTCCCAAAGTTAGCAACAGTCTTTAAAGCCATGTTAGACCCCGTCTCCCGGCGTGATGTATATAGTAGCATTGCCGCTACTGGTAATACCGGCAAAGTAAGCGTTAGGAGTGAACGTCAGGATCTCGTCTGTGCCTGACAACAGCGGGATAGACGCTTGCGTGCTGGTCACAATCACTGCGTTAGCCACCGCACTAGCGTTAGCCTGCCCGTACCCCATGAACACCGTCACGTTGCCGCTGTTGATGATGCGATACTGATTGCCGCCAAGGGTCGTAGACACGGCCTGCACGGACGTTGTGGGAGAACTGCTGGTAGCCGTGAAGACCACCGTGTTCCCCATAGGAGTAAAGGCTTGAATTCCCATATTACGCTCCAGGCAGTTGAGGCCAAACTACTGACCACGGAAAACCTGCTTGTGACGGAACATCACGCAAGGCTTGCCGGTAGGATGCCCATTGAAAATCTTGAGGTTGATTGCTTTCTAATGATTTGATGACTCGCCAGTCGCACTCAGCAAGTTTTTGATCACGTTCTTCGCGCACAAACTTTGCCTGCTCCGCATCACGGTCGGCTTGACCCGCTTGCCAAACAGCAAACTCTGCATCGTTCATCTCACGAACAATGTCTTCGCCAGTCTCAGCATTGTGGATTTGAACTAGTGGTCGTGTCATGTTAGTTCATCCCGTATAAATAAATATTTCCAGTTCCAGTAAAAGTTTGCCCTACATAAACAGCAATTTGTACGGCATTAACAATCCCAGTAACGTCTGTAATTGCAAAGTTGCCTGATTGAAAAAATGATATAAAAAAACCAACTTTGTTTGTTGAAGAACTTGCTGTATTATAAATTTGCAAAAACCCTTTCGGGGTTGAATTGTTATTGTTTGTAAACACTGTTACAGGATTAGAGTAAGTTGAACCATTGTTAGAACTTATAGCAAAACTTAAAGCGGCGCCTCCCGACAAAGTAATGTTATCTACCAGTACTACAATAGATTTGTAAGAAGACAATCCTGTTGAAGAAATTGAACTCGTACCGTTTGTTGGAGTTAGGGTTGCTATCAACGTCAACCCACTTCCGCCGCCCCCGCCCCCAGAAGAGTTAATAACAACCGTATTACCAGGGCCGTTGTCCGTGATTGTTACGTTTGCACCGGCGGTAAGAACCCTTCCAGACGTCAAATTTGCGTCAGAAGACACAAGGACGTATGAAGCAGAGACAGGCGCTCCGTTGCCGCCACCAGGAACAGCGCTGCTTACCCACGCAGTTCCAGTGCTAGTCAACACGTTGCCAACCGTACCCGGAGAAGTAAGTCCAGTGCCACCGCCGTTGGCCGTGATAGGCGCAGCAGGGTTGGTCGTGATGGTTACGTTGCCAAGCGTGAGGTTGTTGAGCGCCGTGACCGTGTTGCCGAGCTGGACAGCCGTGTTCCCAAGAATGATTGGTGTATTGAAGTTGGCATCCAACTGAGACAGCGGCAAAGAAACCGCTGCGTTGGCAAAAGCGTAGGGAACCGGCATCTTAGAACCTCACTCTCAATTCGTGTTCAAACTCGAATGCGTTAATTGTAAACGCTGCGTTGTTACTAGTCACCGTCAAACCAAGATACTTGCCATACTGCTGTGCGTCTGTCTTGTACAGAGCGTACCCAGTCGTGTTAACCCAAGTGACTACGGCATTTGATGCGTTTGTCCAAGGAATAATTGCGTATGCTTGGTTTGTCCAGTTGACTTGGTTGGTCAACGCATACGGCGGACTGAAATTAGACTCAGAATCAATCGTTACATTTAAAGTTGCACCATACTGCAGCGTAGCCTCGATCCCAAGTTTCAACGCCTGCTTAGTGCGGATAGCATCGCCCATAGGCATCAGCGCAGTCTGGATTGTGCTGGCAATGTTTGCCGTCAAATTGCCGTACAACTGGTACAGATTCTTGTTTCCTACCCCGTACAAGTTGATCAAGCCAGAAACAGGAACAGACGTAACGTAGTCAAGCGTGCCTTGTGAAGTTAGGAACCACTTCTTCTCAAAGAACACCGCTTGGATCTGCCGTGGTCCGTTTATCGGGTCTTTGTAGGTGAACGAGAACGCAGCACACAAGATGTTGTTGAGCAGAACTTGCCCACCAGACACGGGCTTGGTGAAATCAATCAACGGAAAGATGCCGTCTAGCGGGTCTGACAGCTTGCTGGTGGTAGAACCAACCAGAGAGTAGATCCCGTAGTCGTTCATGAAGAGAACGGCCCGGAAAAACGGGTAAATGGCGTAAATTCTCTTGCTGCCGACGCTTGCAGAGACGTTGGTGTTCGTAAAAAGCGTGTTACCGTTGCTGTCAACCCTAACGTCACTAAAGACGTTGATAGAGTCGTCTCCAAAAATGTACAAAAAGTTGTTCGCAGAGAACAGCGCACGGATGTTGTTGTGCAGCGTAGAGTCTGTGATGGTAAAAGACCCCGCAGACACGCTTGTAAAGTCGCTGTACGAATCAGCAGCAGAGTAGTAGACCGTCCTGCCTGCCGCCACCCACACACGCCCTGAGAACGTGGCAACGTCAACGATCTGTTCTGTGTTGACCACCACGGTAGCGGTAGCATTTGTGTTTGCCCCACCACCGGAAATCACTACGTTGGCCGTGCTGTAGCCAGCTCCAGGGTTTGTCATCACAATCGATGACACCGTGTTCCCCAGAACCACCGCTGTGGCCGTCGCAGGCGTCGTATTTGCCCCTGTGATGGTCACGGTAGGGGCAGAGGTATAGCCAGAACCTCCGCTGCTCACCAGCACGGATACAGTGCCGGTTTTGAACGTAGCAATCTGCGCTACAGCGTTGGCTCCAGAGCCTCCTCCGCCCGAGAACGTGACAGTAGGAGGGCTTGTGTAGCCAGTGCCAGCGTTGGTGAGCGACACGCTCTTGACGCCGCCGGTGGAAATGACAGCATTGGCGGTAGCAGAGCCGCTAGAAAAGGTAACACTAGGTGTAGTGGTGTATCCAGACCCGGATTCAACAACGGTGATCGCTACAACCGCCCCGCCACTGATGCTGGCAACCGCAGTTGCCTGCGTGCCGCCGGGTAAATTGGGCGCTCCAATCGTGACATTGGGCACTGCGCCATATCCAGAGCCTCCAGACGTAACGTAGATGGATCTGATGCCCCCAGATCCCGTCACAATCGTGGCCGTAGCCGTGGCTTGCACCCCATTAGCGTCGTTAGGCGCACTAATCAGCACGTTTGGTGCGGAAGAATAACCACTACCCGGGTCTGTGACGGTCAAAACGCCCACAGACCCTATCGACACTACGCTGTTGCCGTCCCAACTAAACAATCCTTTGTTAGGATCGCCAATAATCAGGCGTTCGTTCTTCCACTGCGCGGCAGAGACGCTGGCGTTGCTGAACGTGGCGCTAGACGCCACATTGCCTACAATAGAATTTACGTTTTCGTTGGCAAAACGGTAATACTCAGCCTTGCCATCGTCCTCAAACCCTACGATGTAATCGGTCTGACCAAGGTTGGTAGAGGTCAAGTAGGTCACATTGTTGGCAAACGTGACCGCAGTGTTAGAGCTGGTGAGGACAGGAGACGGTGCAGGGGTAATCTTGATGTTTGCATTGCCGATAGGCATAGCATTCTCAAACCATGAAAACTCATCTTCCTCAATAGCAGTCCTTTGGGCTTTGGTGTTTATGCCCTTAAACCTCTTGAGAACAGCGTATGACTTTTTCTGTTCTTGTGAGGCCATCTTAGTACGGACTACTGTAGGGGTCTGGAATCCTGCGTGTGAACGTGGAAGCTAGTACAGCCTGGGTGTGACGCAAGTATTCTTGGCGGAAGATCTCTGCTTCCCCGTAAGACTGCTCCTTGTACTTGGCTTTGTAGCAAGCGTAGAACGCCACAGGGGTTGTGTACGGGTCAATAATTGGGTCTGCAGCCCCTGCGTTCGTCAGCAGAAGCGGCAGCGGCAGAATTACAGTGTCAACCTCCATGCTGTAGGACTGATCCGGTACAGGAGAGATGTACAACTGCTGCTGACCATACGTTGAGAAGCACACCGGCCTACCGACGTAGTTCTGCCAGTATCTCAATTGAGAATTGAAGTTTGTCCACGGCAGGTAACGCAACGGAATACGGGAGTTACCCCAGTAAATCGTTACGTTAAGCACATCCAGAGTCTGCGTGCCGTTAGGCAGCGCCGCAAACGGTATAACTTCAGCGTTCTGAGCATACTGCAACGTCGCTGTGCCGTTGGTAAACGGCGTGGACGGCGGGAAATTAGTACCAGATGCGGGGTAGGGAGGGGCAGTTGTGCCGAGAGTTCCGCCTGCCGTTACCTGGTAGATAAAGATGTTTGAGAAGATGTACTGACCAGTCGAGACAGCAAGGCCAGCAGACCAGATGGTTGCCGCCGTTCCGTCTGGAGCCAGTGGTGTAGCGGAAATCTGGAGGGTTCGCAAGCACCCAGTATCTCGTACCACTCGTTCACGGGCATCGTTGATGTAGTCCGTGAGTTCTTCGTTAGACCAGAAGTTTCCATTTGCGTCATGGAGAAGCCTTCTGCATTCGGTGATGTACGAGTTAAGGGTTGCCATAGTCCCGCCATTCTACACCCTCAAGAGACCGTTCCCCCCGCCCCTGCTTTCTTGACGGGCAGGGGTACTACGCCTACCGCAGAGGGCTTGCGGTCCTGCGCGGCTGACCTAGATATTTTGAACCTAGCCAGCCTTTCAAGAGCTTGTCCAACGTCCGTAGAATCTTTGGTAAAGTTCAAACGGACCAAATATGGCAACTTGTTCTCGTCACCGTACCCGAAAATGTGTTCAGCAACCTCTACCGGAACTTGAACAGGAACATTTACTGGGAACTTGTAGTCAACACCGGCGAAGCGATCAACTAAGCCGGTGTCTGTACAATTTGTGACAAATACATCCATTAAAAACTAACAACGTCACCGTAAACTCGAATGTCAACCAAAGCAGATGCTGCGTTGGAGACATTGACATACAGAACCGACGTATTAGCGCCGTTAACGGTAGTCGTCAATGCGTAAGGGCTGGCAACCGTCAAGTCTTGAAACCTGTTCACAGCCGACAAGTTTGCCAACGAAGCAGTCGAAACAACTGCATTGCTAGCATTGCCATCATTGCTAGTCGTGATGCTCACGTTAGCAAAAACAGCACTTGCGTTGGGGTTCTGAACAGTAACCCGACGAACGATCACTTCCCCAGATCCAGCAAGCGCACCTGAGTTTGTCAGACCGCCCTGGAGAAGAGGAATTGCCGCCACAGCATTTCCAACCGTCGCCAACGAAACCCCAGTTACCCGACCGACAGCATAGCTACCGAAAAAGTCTGGGGTGTTTGAGCTGACTGCATTTGGATTTGCCATGCCTACTCCTTAGCTGGTGTAAGTCGAGCTTACAGCCACGCCACCGTTAACCGTCAACAACGTAACCGTGTTGGCAGCAACAGCAGAGTTAGCAAACACGTTAACACCGTCAGAGACGATGAAACCACCAGTGTTGTTAGCCAACAGGAGCGACAGAGCAGTACCGTTGTTGGCATACACCGTCGTACCCGCAACCGGGAACATCAGGTATGCACCAGCAGGGATGACGTTACCGGCCACAGTGGCCGGAGCAATCATCGTCGTCGTGGTGAAGTACGCACCGGCCGTGTTGGTGTTAGCACCGGCAATAAGGATTTTGTTAAGGGCTAAAGCCATGACTTACTCCTTACAGCGACAGAGAGTTGTAGGAACCAACCCGAGTCATAGACTTGGGCTTGGTATTGACCAACTCGGCAATCATCAGCACTGCGCCGACATAACCGATCTGCCAGTTAGGAAGGGTTGACTCAAACCCGGTAAACACGAACGAACCCTGATCGTGGATGTACAACGACAGGTAGTTGGTGTTAATGAAGTAGAGCGTGCCTTCTGGGCAGTAAGGATCTGGGTAGATCGGCACACCAGCAACCATCAGGGCGCGGAACGCTGCCTGTGGGCCGTTGTTGTCGCCATCGAATCCCGATCCCGGGGTGATCACATACTGCTCTTGACCGACGAAGTCTTGAGCCAGCAGCGTCCAAGTACCAAAGCCGCAAACGCCAAACGAAGGCACTTCAGCGCCGTTCTTCACAGTACCAGAGATGTACTGCAGGACGTTTTGACGGGTTGGGTTGACGTTACCTGCGTTGTAGACTTTAGACTTCCACCAGGTGTAAGTCGTACGGTTGATGTTGCCGTAGGTCTGGGCATTCGTACCGTCGTCAATTGCGGCAGGCAGTCCAATGAACTGCTGAGTGTTTGTGGTGTTGTTGTACAAGGCAGTTGCCATTGCATCCAACATCACGTTCGTCGTGTCATTCATCCGCGCTTCAATCAGCGGGATGATGGCAGCGTCTTGCTGAACTGCACCTTCCATCCCGAGGAACGGAACAGGCGAGATCATCAGCTTGAGGTTGAACTCAGCGTTGTACGCGCCCTGCTGGACAGACGGCTGCGCGAACGAGCCGCTGTAGTCCGACCACTGAGCGTTAACAAACTGAGCGCCCTGAACAGGCACGGTTACCGAGGAAACACCGCCGCTGGCTTGCTGACTGTTGGCAATCAGCGCGGCCATGAGAGGAGTCGAGTTGTAAAGTTGTACAACTAATTTTGGAATAAACGCCCTACGAGTCACATAGGTTAACTCTGTATATTGAGTTGACCCAGTGGCTGGCAGGATCCCACCGCCTATAGGCATAACGCCTCCTTAATGGAAAGTTGGGGATAATCCCCGTTAAACGGATTGTCCATCAACCCATCAAGGATGTTTAGATGAACTTTCATTACAAACCAATAGGACGATTCAGTCTACGCAGATCGTTTAATGCGGAGACAGCTTCGTTTCTTGCTGCGTTGATTGGGTTCTTCCAGTATTTACCCAGATCAAATTTCTGAATAATTTGTGGATTGTACCCAGAAGGAGTGGGCGTAGCAGACTGCTTCATCCACTGGTGATACTCAGCGGCGGTCTCATGGTTAGTGATACCGCGCTCAAGCATAATCTTTTCTACCTCTTTGACCTCGTCGTCCGAGCCTGCAAGACCTTTTTGCTTGAGTCGTTCGCGGCGCTTGGTCAGCTCTTCAACAGCCTCTTTTTCACGGAGTTTGTTTTCCAGAGCCTGCACGCGCTGCTCGGCGGCAGTCAGAACTTGGGTAGTGCGATCTTCAATTTCCAGTTCTGGAATAGGAAGATCAGGCTTGACCTTCTTCGTCATCCGCAGGAAATCCTTGCGGGTAGACGGGTTCTCGGCCAATTGTTGTGCAAGCGCGGCGAGTTCGTCGCGTGCGTCAGAAGAAAGATTTTCCAAAGACATGGTTGCCCTCTACCTTGTCCTTAGATTACTTTCTTGCCGTCAGCAGGCTTGTGAACCTGCATACGATTCTTGCTCATCACGCCAGGACCCTTGAGGCCACCGAGGTGAGCGAAACGAGGCTGATTGACAATCGGCCCATGCTCTTGTTTGTCCGTCGTCGGATTACGGGGAGACGCAGCACCCCTTGGTTTAAAAAGATCCATGTCTTATCCCATTTGAGGAGGTTTAGGCGCGCCAGCGCCAGGTGGCGTCATTCCCGGCGGCGGGGCTGACTGAATAGCTTTCGACTCCGGCGTCATGCCACCGGCCTTAGGAAGCGTCTGCAACATTTGCAGAATTTCTGATTGCTGCAACTCTCCAGTCTGGTTGCGCTTGCCACCCAGCAATCCGCCCAGCTTACGAGATGCCTCAAGAATTGCTTTACCCTCTTCAGACTCTGCTCCCAAAGCGGGAAGCGATTGGTCAAGAAGGTCTAGCGCAATTGATACGTTGATCATTGCAGCTTCGCGCGTACCCTGTTGTTTTTCAGGCGTAGACATTGGCGAAGCCATTGGCGGGGATTCCGGCGTGGAAGGCCCGACAGGAGTTGGCGCAGGCGCACCGGCACTGCGGTCGCCTTTCATCAACTCCATTAATTTCTCTGACGGTACGCTCATGTGCGACCTTGTATCTTCAAACGTAAAAAAAGTCAAGTGGGAGGCTCATCGCCCACCTCCCGCAGGCCGGTTCAGAAACCTGTTACGGTCGGATTACTTCCGACGAGCTTTACGACCACGGCGCATGGCATACTCCAAGTAAAGAGGGCCACTTGTAAGGGCAAGCAGCCATACCCATCAAACTCAATTAACGGCGGGTTTTACGACCGCGTTTGCTGGTGCGATACATTGAAACCTCACTTTCGGGTGTAGTCCCGAGTCATGCGGGATGAATTTCCTGCATTTCCCATCCTATTCGTCTGTGTGCGATACGTCAAGGTTGGAGTTGTAGGTTTGTCCAATGTCTTTGTCGTAATTCTTGGCTGATCACCCGTGCGGGTGGTGTTTTGCATTGCCATTACTTCTCCTTAGGAGGTTGCATAGCGGCTTGCTGGGCTTGAGCGGCCTCCATCTTCTTAAGGCGCTCTTTCAACTGCTGTTTCATTGGCGGTTCCAGCAAGTCTAGCAAGGATTCCTTGTCAATTGCACCTGCTTTGAGAAGATTGAACGCCAACTGCCTCGTATCCTCCATAAAGATTGGAGAATTGGAGTGTGCGTCCACTTTTACGGCGTAATTCTTGGGCAATTGCTCTGCAATGAACCGATTGCCCTTGATGTCGGTGTAATGCGTGTCGGAATAGCACTGCATCAGCTTGAGATACAGCGTAGCCATCTTTTCCAGCGCATCTTCGATTACTAACGCCCGTTTCTTGGCTCTGGATGACCCCAGACGGGCAAGTTGCGAAGCGTGACCGCTAGATCTTACCCCTGATTCGCCCCGGCCTTGCAAGACGGAGACGATGCCAGATGCTTCTTCAAACATTGCATCAATCTCTTGGATCTCACGGAACAAGTCGGGCGGGAGTTGAGGTGCAAGTTTCTCAACTTTCGCATTTGGCATATCGGTAGAGAGAATTCCTCCAGCGCGGTTAAGAGCGAAGTTCTTCTCATCTAGGATCCCCGTAAAGCCAATGAGGGCAGACGGTGGGTTCACCTGCTTGGATAGCAAGTCAAGAATCTCCGTCATGCGCTTGTTACGCATCTGCTGGAGATAGATCAGACGCGACACTTCTGACTGACCCCAGAAGTAGTCGTACAAGGGTAAGGGGCAAACCTGCACAAAAGGCAGCTCCCCTTTTAGGAAAACTGTTTCACCCGGCCTGTCGTAGATGATGATATCAGGGTCTGCCTTGGTGACAACCTGGTAGTCGTTGGTGTCATCGTTCCACAGCCAGAGTTCCGTCATCTGCACGGTTGGCTCGGAGACTTGGGCTTTGTAGCGATTGCCGCCAGACAGATCGAGGTTGACGTTGCCGTACAGAGTCGGGTCCGTCTGGCTCATAATGATGCGCTGCACGCCGTTAGCCACTTCCGTGCGGTCGTGCTGGGCATAGGTCACGCGGTTGACCAGCTCTTCCCGTCTAGGGTGGCTGTAGAGCCGGTTGTACAACTCAGACTTGGTGATGTAGTACGTCTGGATCAGCGCCTCTTGGCGGTCCGTGTACGGCACATCCTCGCGCAGCACGCCAATCGTAGCTGGCTCGACCAGGTACGGATTGATGCCGTTGCGGTAAACGAGTTTGATAAACGTCGTGTTGTAGGCCAGCGCCCACGACACGGCGGAGGAAAACACTTGGTCAGCGTTGCTGTTAAGCCACTCGTCGTTGAGTGCGCGGGTTAGAACCGGCAGCTTGGCTTGTTCTTCCTCTGCTACGTCTGCACCGAGATCAATAGAGAACCGCGTGGTCTCGGCAGAGTAGAGAAAAGAAGATAGCTGATCTATATGCGGAAAGATTTTGTTATAGAGAGCCGGCGCTTCGTCCGGCCCGTTACCGAAGAGATACCAAGAACGTAGCCCACCGTAGTCAGTGCGCCGATCCGGCATGGAGACGGAACACTTCTCAATGACGTCGAGAAAGAATAGTTCTCGATCTAGAGGTGAGCTAGGAATTCTCATGTGGGTATGCTTAGGTTTTCGTGGTCAGACATATAGCTTGCCGCTTTCGGGCCAACCAGACGGCCTGTCTCGTGCGGGTTCATCGAGATTGGCTCGTCACGCACGGGCTTGGCAACTCGTCCGGCCATAGCAGCTTCTAGGTTGATGTTCTGAAACCCGCCGCCCCAAATTGCAGCGTCGCCTGGGCGGGGTTCTTTCTTCTGCTCCACCGGAATCTGGTGGTGGTGCATCCCGGCTTGGGACTCGCCTTCACGGACAGACCTAATGTCGGTCATGTTGAAGTCTTGCGCGAGGTTACGCAGGGTATTGTCGGCGTGTTTAGTCTTGTCAGACTTGAGAGACACCGGCTTTAGGAAAACCATGTTGAGTTCTGCGGTGCAGAATTTGATAGGGCAGACGGGTTCGTAGGATTCAAACAAGCCGTGTGCGGAACAGAGGTAGTCGTGTAGAACGCTCATAAGATGTCATCCAGAGTGGAATAAGAATAGTCGTGACGATTGCGTGGCCCAATAGATAATTTAAATCCGTCTGGTGTGTGAGTAATCCCCATGTGTGGAATGATAACGGGTTGCGGTGTCTTACGATAGTCAACGTATTGGGTCTTGTCAGGACGCTTCATGATCCTGACGTTGCCGTCGCGCCAGTGTTGGTAGGCGGAGGATACGCGACGCTGAACCTGCTCTGTGAGTTTAGTGTTCTCGTATACAAAAACGTCTGCAAATGTTCTCTTTTTCATACCGCACAATTCGGCAAACTTCTCCAGCGAGATGCCACGAGACTGGTCGTTGATGAACCTTCTCATCAACATTTTCAGTTCGTGTTTAGGAATTACGGTGTTCAATTCTGTATCCGATGCGGCTCAGGAACATAAAGAACTCTATCTCGCCGTAGACTTTCTGGACAAGCTCAGGTGAAAGAGTGCAGGCAATGTGCTTGTGGCCGACCAACTTTCTGGACGTAGCGTGATGCCCGACAAGGGTATCAAACTCTAGGTCATCGTGGAAACCCGGCCCCAGGTACTCCACCGAGAATTGTTTGGCAATGTGGTCAGGGGCATATCTCACGCCCACGTTCTCCAACTGGGGGCGCAACAGCCCTGAGAGCTGTACATCCTCGTTGATAAACGGCTGGACGTTAAAGAGTTTGTGCAAGATGCCGTGCTTGCTAGGAGCCTGCAAGAACTTGCGGCTACGCAGAGAGAACCCGCCGTTCTGCACAACGGTCACATCTGTCTCTGTCTGCCAGGTGAAGTTAAAGAACGCTTGCTCGCCCTTTATACCCATATGGGTAGGAGCGCCCACATAGTCGTACTCGTAGTAGACATCCGTGAAGTTTGCACCGTTGAGAACCCAGCCATCGTCTTGGACAACCAGGCAGTATTCAGTCTCGATGTAATGCTGCAGGGCGTACATACAGAAGATGGAATACTGGTAGTAGTCCAGCGGTGCAGTTTGCTTCCACGCTATGTGGTCTGGCAGGGTCGCAGGGCGATCCGGCGAGATCAGCAGACCTTTGCTACCGGGTAGTTCCCGCAGGCTGTGTACGAGGCTGGGAATCGCGCTAGAGCCGTCGTTATGCCCGTATATAGCAACGATGGTGAGGTCAGTGTGTCGTGCCGGGGTCGCCATATAGCCCAATCCGTTTGAGGTAGGTTGATACGTTGCGACCACCTGCGAGTTGCTCAGGAGTAGAGACTTCCTCGTCGTGGGAAACTTTTCTTGTATGTCGCATCGCAATGAGTCGGGGCTGTACTTGCTCTGCCCACGCGACGGTTGCCAACGCTGCCGCAATAACACGGTCATCTTTGCCTCGACCGGGCGCACCAATAAACCCACCTTCTCGGACGATGCCCTTCATCTCGTCAAGAAGGTCCATAGATTTGATGTCCATGAGACCACGCTCGAAGTAGTCTTTCATGTAGGTGAGCATCCTCTCCTTTGTCTGGCTAGTCGTCAAGAAACCTATGGAGTTAGAAAGCCCACCCATTGTATCGTTGCGACGCCAGATGTAGTTGGACATAGAACCCAATACGTCTAGCAAGTTCTTGCCAGCCCCACCAGACTGAGCAGACGCCATCCTCTTGAGGTTACGCAACTCGTTGATGACCGCCTGACCCGGCCCGTTCACTTCTAGGTTAAGCGTGGAGTTCTTGTACGCACCGGCAAGGTGGGCAATAACCCACGCAAACTGGTAAGTGTTCATCTCGCTAGTGGCAAACTCTGCCACCTGCTCTAGACCATCTGCGTAAACACGGAAAACTTGGATAGAGAAACGGTCTGCCCAATCGGATGACCCATAAGCAGGGTCTGCACCGATGACGTAGTAGGCAGAATCTACCGGCTGCTCCCAAACCTTGAGCGTGCCAAGTTTCTCAGTAGAGCGCAGAACGTCCGTGTCTTGGAACAACGCCCCAAAAGCATAACGGAAACACTCCGGCGTTAAAGACTTAGAAGCTTTGGCAGCATCAGTACACCGGGCATTTGAGAAGAAGCTCGTACCAGTCATCACGAATGCGTAGTCTTCCGTGGGAGGAAACTCCTGGTACATCAGCGCATCGTCCTTGATCCCCTCGTGCAACTTCCATCTCCACCACGCCATCTGCCTGCTGTTGATCTCCACACCGTACAACTTCTTGATGTCCTTCACCCACTCTTTTTCTTCCCCAGTTAATTTGCCATCCCAATAAACTTTATAGACCGCAGAGTCTGCAGGCACGGAATATAACTCATTACGCCACCAGCCACAGAAGATAGCCCTCTGAGTTCTAGCCTTTTTAGCGGTCACATACATATCGTGGAACATATTGAACCCACGAGCAGTGCTCTCGAACAAGTACAACCGCTGCGGGTTGGTCTCGGCAAGAGAAGCCAAGAGAGACGCTAGGCCCTCCTCATCACCCCAACTGGATGTCTCAGTACCATGCAGGTACGTTATGGCCTTACCGCGCCCCAGAGACCCCTTAGAGCGCAACCCAGCAACTTGGTAAAACAGTCTTGACCTGTTCTTGAGAGATAGATGATTCCTATTATGAGCAATCATAGGAATTTTATATTCTCTTGGGAGACCATCTATGTACATAGACAAGGTACTCCTAAACATATCCCTGTTCTCTTCTGTGTCTGTCGTCAATGTACCCTGTAATCCAGGATGTACAAAATGCCAATACAGATCCAATGCCAAAGAGATAGTAGTAATACCTAACTGTCTACCCTTCAATATCACAAAGAAATGAATGTCATCCTGTAAACCTTTAGATATCTCATCCATAATATATGTCTGAGTACCTAATAGTTTATCCATTTTTTGTAGACCTTTTTCTTTGGTCTCAATCTTTAACTCACTACAGAATTTATAGAACTGCGCTAGATTAAACATAGATCCAACCCGTTTTTTTCTTGGGGGGGAGAAGCGTTGGGTGCACGCCTACACGGAGGTCATGACCCATCGCCTGGGCCTGCTGCTGTGCGCGGATGGTAGCACGTGTTCGGGTTGGTGACCCGTCCAGATCCTGATCAGTGCTACAGCTCTACAGCGTAATCGATGGTGAAGTGGGAGAGGTTTAACAGATTAGGGGGAAGAACCAGACCAAAGTGGGGGAAGAACCAGGAAAGAGGGGGAAACCAGTACTGTAAGTGGGAGGAAAGTGGCATCAACCTTCATCTACCCCTGCAGAGCTGTGCTGCAGTACAGATAGGATCATTCTACCTATACTATATATACAGTAGGTACGGTAGGTACGGTAGGTACAGTGGGTACTGTATATCTGTACATTAGGGAAAGTACCTAGTAAAAAAAAAGCATTATCGGTTGACAAGTAAAAACCTGTCTGACATTATGTTCTTACTGTCTCAAATGTAGACAGTCATCAAATCTAATCAATCTAGGGGTTAACAGCATGAGAGTACACTTCGTTGCCAAGTCTGCTAACGTCAAAACCGGACCGATACCGGTAACCTATTCTGAGCGCGACACTTGTCCGCCGTCGTGCGGGCAGCGTGATAGTTGTTACGCAGACGCCGGCTTCCATACCCGCATGACGTGGGACAAGGTTCCGCAGCGTGGCGTCAACATCGACGAGCTCGCGAGCAAGGTTTTCCGCCTGAAAGCAAATACCTTGTGGCGCTTTAACGTGGCGGGTGACCTACCTGGCGTCGGAGAGGAAATCGACGGTGCTGCTATCTCCAAGCTTGTGCACGCTAACCGCGGCAAACGTGGGTTCACCTACACGCACAAGCATTCTGCGCGCGCCATCAAATTCGCACGGTTTGCTACTGAGCGTGGGTTTACGGTTAACCTTTCTGCCGATGACGCTGGCCACGCAGACAAGCTTGCGGAAACCGGGTTGCCAGTAGCCGTCGTCGTGCCACTTGACACGCCTGAGCGTACTACTACGCCACAAGGTAGGCCGATCGTTGTCTGCCCCGCGCAGACTCGTGACGACGTGACGTGCATGACGTGCGGACTATGCCAGCGTGCTAATCGTAAAGTGATCGTCGGTTTTCTCGCGCACGGTACTCGCGCCAAGAAAGCAGACGCAGTGGCACGCAAGGTTATCCCTATCAAACTGGCAGCGTAGAACGCCCTACAAACGATTTCTGACCCGCCCGTGTAGGGTAGCACCTACCGGGCATTTCCCGGCCCGTGCAGGGCCATTCATCGCCCCTTTCGGGGCATCTTTGGAGTGTTGACCATGTTGTACGAAGAACTACAGGCAAAAGCCGCTGAGATTCTTGCTCAGGCAGAGCAAGTGAAAGCAGAGGAGAAAAAGCAAGCTATCGAGGCTTGCAAAGCAATGATCGCCAGTTACGGGATCACGGCTAGCGATCTCAAGCTCCAACCCGGCAAGGGTTCTCTGCCCACGAAGGGAGAACGTCGCACCGTGCCACCTAAGTACCGTGACCCGGTATCCGGTGCTACATGGTCTGGCCGTGGCAAGTCCCCGCGCTGGATCAATGGTGCTGATCGCTCCGCCTACGTTATCTAATCTTATCGGGGCAGTTGTGAGCTGCCCCACTATTGAGGGACCATCATGTTTATTGGATTAATATTTCTGATTGCTTTTTGTACCGGCGTGGGTGGCGCAATGCTCGGTGACGTAGAAGTCGCGTTCGTGGGCCTGATCATTGCCATCGTGTCGGGC